ACAAATCTGGGACATAACCAGTACTTGTAAATTTGCAAAAAGACATTTAACAAAACGTAAAGCATTCTATAAGGAAGCAAACTATCCATTTACGGTTGAAAAAGCCGATTGGAATATATAAAGGAATAAAGTATGGCAAAACAATATCAAATCGCAGTCCATGAACCTAAATTTTCAAAGACAAGTATAGGTAAGAAACCCTCATTATGTAAAATGAATAAACATAAAAGAAGATCGCACAAAATGTATAGAGGACAGGGTAAAAGATAATGGCAAAAGACCAAGCAGGAATACCTGATCCTGGGAGTATGATGTGGGAAAATGGCATTTATTATATGGCAGATGGATTTACATTTGAATCTACAAAGCCAATAGTACAATGGATTATAGAAAAGAATTTATTGCCTTCAAAACTAAGACCCAAAGAACTTACATTGATTATTAACAGTCCAGGAGGCAGTGTTCACGCTGCTTTTGCTCTTATTGATACTATGAAAGGTAGTGCAATTCCAATTAAAACTGTTGGACTAGGATTAATTGCAAGTTGTGGTGTATTAACATTTATGAGTGGTACAAAAGGTAGACGTATAATTACGCCTAACACAAGTATCTTGTCACACCAATATAGTTGGGGAAGTAGTGGTAAGGAGCATGAATTATTTGCAAGGGTACGTGAGTTTGAATTAAGTACTGAACGTATGATAGAACATTACAAAAAATGTACAGGAATGTCTGAAAAGAAAATAAGAGAACTATTGTTACCTGCAGAAGATGTTTGGTTAAGTGCAAAAGAAGCAGTCAAGTACGGTATTGCTGATAAAATAAAAGAGGTATATTAAAATGATACTTTATTCAAATAGTTGTAGTTTTGGTGCACCTACTAAGAGTCATCCAGTATATTCTGAAATCATTGCAAAAACTCTTAAAGCACAACTAATTAATAAAGCTATACCTGGTTCTTGCAATAGACGTATAATCAGAACCACGTTACGTGATGTAAATGAAATTGCAGACGATGTATTAGTTCTTATAGGATTGACTTTTATAAGTCGCAGCGAAATATGGAGACCAGACTTGCCAGCAGTCGACAACGATGGGCATTTTTATCAAATTAGGCCAACGCAAAATGTATCTTGGACCAATGGACTAATGGATTCAATAGTACCAAATATACATGAAAAAGTTGATCCAGTAGTTAGTGAATACTATAAGGAATGGATAATTCATTATAATCGAGAATCACAAATGACCGAACTATGTACTGATTTAGTTATGCTGATAGGTTGGTTACGTAGTAAAGGTATTAAGTATAAGATATTTTCAAATGTTGATAAACTTGAAGGTAGCGAATACGTTGGATACAATAGTCCTTTTATTAGTAGTCTACAAGACACAATACTAAAGGATGAAGGAGTTATAGACCCTTGGAAATTTAGTTTTGGAACCTTTGCACGAGAACAAGGATTGCAACCAAAGGACGAACATTTGTATGGAATACACGGACACCCTGGAGCACGAGCTCATGAACTATTTGCAAAATACTTGATGGAGACATTATGAGAATATTGACATTAGAAAATACTGCATATGAAATGAATGATATACCTGATGAGGTAGATGATTTAAGATTTGCGATTTTAGATAACAGTAATCCTTCTGATCCGGATTACTTTTTTATACCGCTTATATTTTTAGAAAGTTTTAATAGTCCTGCAGTGGTATTAGAAATAGGAAAACATAAAATTCGCATGCCTGTTGATTGGAAAATATTAATTGGCGATAGACATATCGGTGATTTAGAAATGTTAAACTTTAGTAGTTTAAATGACAGGGGATTCGAAGCATTTCTTTTCAATCCTATAGGAGACTTTAGACACGACTACTTACCTGTGAATATTGTAGACATTTACAGTGATGTAAAATGGTTTTTTCCAAAACTAAAACAAGGCCAAATATTAGCAATTCCTATTGAAACTGGTGTAGAGAATCCAAAATGTGTTTACTGTGCTAAGGAGATAAACAAACAAAACGAAATTGTTAGCATTGATAGAGCCTGGTAAAATAACAAGAATAGACTATAGAAAGTTTACTTGGAGTGCATATGTAAACTATCAGACTACTCGTAAACAACTTGCTGGTATGGAAAATGTCTGGGATAGAATTAAAAAGTATTTAGAGTATAGAGACAGAAAAGATTATAATGTGACTCTAGAAGATCCAACTAAAACAATTGTTTTAGAGTTTGAAAAACTTGACGATGCACGGATGTTTATGTTAGCATTTAGTGATGTAATAATTGATAATGGAATAAAGTATGAGTAAACTGCCATTGAATACAGTACTAGCGGCAATAGACAAAAAAGACTATGGGTTCTATGATCGTCTTACTCCAGAACATCAAAAACAATTATCTCCATTCTTACTCAATCGTTACGTAAGTCTTGTAAAAGGTTCAAATGAATTACAAGCATATTATCTTATGGCTGACAACCAAAGAGTAAACTGTACCTACTTTGAACTAGCAAAACATCCTAAACTTGTATGGCAGTTGCTATGTACAGTGAGTCCTGGTATGGGTACACAGTTTCATCAGTGGGTAGGACATAAAAAGAAAGATAAAAACAATAGTAGTAAAAGACGTAAAGAAGTAGAACGTTTACATCCTCATGCTAAAAATGATGAGCTAGATATGCTCGCAGAAATGTATACTGACAAGGATTTGAAAGAAATAGCAAAGTTGTATGGTGATGCATGAATCAACAGTTTACAGAAATTATAAAAGATGCTATAATAAATCGTACAATGGAAAGCAAAGATTTTACATGCCAATATTGTGGCAAATCGTATCGTAAAGAGAGTACTCTAGCGGCACATCTTTGTGAACCTAAGCGTCGTGCCCAACAAGAAAATGAACCCGGGGTCAAACTAGGCATGACTGCTTACTTGCGTTTTTATGAAATGACACAAGGCAGTGCAAAGTTTAAAACATATGCTGACTTTAGTACTAGTCCTTATTACAATGCATTTGTAAAGTTTGGTAGACACATGGTAAACATACGTGCTATCAACACACAGAAGTTTATAGACTATGTAATTAAAAGTAATAAAAAACTAGACTATTGGACTAAGGACATAGTTTATCAAGAATATTTGTTTGAACATTTACGAACAGAAGCAACACAGGATGCACTTGAGCGTAGTATAAAAACTATGGAAGCCTGGGCTGAGTCTAAAGAAAGTGTATTCAATCATTACTTCTGTTATGTTAACAGTAATGTCCTTGTTAAAGATATCACTACAGGTAGAATTAGTAGTTGGATAATATTTAATTGTAAGACTGGACAAGATGCATTGGATAAATTAACTCCTGAACAGATAGAAATGATATTTCCATACATAGATCCAGACTTCTGGAAACGCAAGTTTGTAGATTATTTTGCTGATACAGAATGGGTTAAACATATACTAAAGGAAGCAGGCTTATAATGTGGTTAAATGTAGAACCAACGACTAGATGTAATGCTTGGTGTCCTAGTTGTCCTCGAAATCGTAATGGGTATGGATTAACAGATTTTGTTATAGAAGATCTAGATCCAAATAGATTAAGTCAGGTTATTAAACTTTATTCAATAAAAAATGTTATGATGTGTGGTAACTTTGGAGACACCCTAGCAGCTATTAATATAGATCAACAGATTGACATTGTAAAAGATTTGGATAAAATACAAATTCGTACAAATGGCAGTTTAAGAAAACCTGAATGGTATACCAAACTAGCGGAAAAACTTGGTGATAAACTGGAAATATGGTTTGCTATTGATGGCCTAGAAGATACTCATAGCTACTACAGGCAAGGCACAGATTATAAACGTATCATGAAAAATGCACAGAGTTTTATAGGTGCAGGCGGAAGTGCAGTCTGGCAGTTTATTCCTTTTGAGCACAACCAACATCAAATAAAAGATTGTATGCGACTAAGTCAAAAACTAGGTTTTAAAAGATTCGAGTTCATTAAGGATGCAAGAATAGGAGATGTTAATCTACATTATAGAACAGGTGAACCTTTAAATATTAAACCTTGGAGTATGGATAAAAAATTCAACAAAAAATACAAATTATCCACTAAAGTTGAACCTAACAATTGTATGCATCTAAGTATGCCAAGTTTATTTTTGAGTGCAGCAGGATGTTTAACACCTTGTTGTTATATGATTAATACCCCAAAAGAAACAGTTGACATAAAACAAGAATTTAGTAATAATAGTTATAGGCAAGTATGTTTAAGGAGTTGTGGTTAATGTATGATATGCCAGATGTAGATATAGACTTTGCTGATAGAACACATTTACTAAAACATGTAAAGGGTATAGGAGCAAGGTTAGAAAATGGTAAAAAACATAACACAGGTGTTTATTTTAATAAGGTTCCTGTAGCACATGATGGCCTTGCAACAGTAGATCACAAGACTGCAGAACAGTTAGGATACTTTAAATTAGATTTACTTAATGTAAATGTTTATCAACATATTAAAAACGAAGTACATTTAGTAGAAATGATGCGAGAACCTAATTGGTCGAATTTGCACAATAGGGATTTTTTTGAAAAACTTATTCACGTTGGAAAACACTTCGAAACGATGGCTAGAATGCCTGAGGATATAACTAGCATTCCTCGTATGGCGATGTTCTTAGCAGTTATACGTCCTGCAAAAAGACACTTAATAGGAAAAACATGGCGTGAAGTAGGGGAAACTATTTGGGACAAAGCAGGACAGGATAGTTATAGTTTTAAGAAAGCACACGCAGTAGCCTATGCACAATTAGTTGTAGTTCATATGAACATATTGGAGGAACAAGATGGAAAGTAATTTAAAAAGAATGCAAGAAATACAAGAAAGTCTTACAAAGCATATAGATTCAAACATTAAAGATGAAGACGATCATATGTATATGGCAACTATGCTTCTCAAACACTCACTTGTACTATATAAAGGATTGCTAACTGACGATCAAATAAAAAGTATGTTGGGCCATGTAATAGATACTATAGAACAAGACTTTCTGGGTTATGAACCTACCAAAAAATTAAAAAAGACAATGCATTAAAATACATTGCTAAAAAATAATAAGTTATAAAGTGAAGACACTGATCTAAAACATTAATCCACCACCAAGTGATAGATCTTGGAGCAATGTTGAAATAATTATTAATCTTATGTTTGCAATAATCTATTTGCCAATGAATAAAGTAATCTATTATTGCACATAATATTGCAGGTATTGCAGGAATAAAAAGTCCAGAAATGACTAGTGTTGACATTCCATGATGCAAATAGTGCTCGTGGGCGTTTCCTAAGTAACGGCTTTTGTTAATGTTACGAAGTTGACTTTGCACGCCAAGATCTACAATGGCATGCTTAATCAAAAGCATTAGTAAGAATTCCATATGTTATTTAACTTTTTTTACCAATTGTATATTGCGTCGCTTGCTTCTCTTTTTTGCAAGATCTGCTATACTAACACTAGGGCCTCGAACAACTTCAGTGTCTTTTATATTAAATGTTATAAGAAACCTACTAAAGGAAAAGAAATCTTTTTTTAGAAATAAATTTATTGGGATAGTTCTATTAGATTCCCACCACCAAACATCACCTAGTTCTAAAAATAATTCTTTCAATGTATTATCTATTTTACTATAGTCATACATACTAAGGAAACTATCATCCTGATTTTGGATTATTCCTACGTATTCCTGTCCACCATATGTAACTAAACTTAAAAATGGATATTGTTCAAATATTTCTTCTGCTAATGGTGGCATTCTATCTCTTATAAATACAGTATGACTGTTACTACTGGATATTTATATACACAATTACACACTGCAGTTGTAACTGATACTGGAGTCAATAATCTCATGAGCATGTTTTACACCCCCAATATAAAAGTCTATAGAGGCATAGACAATTACATACGAATAGAATTTAAAAACCGTGATCAAAAACGTGTCGTAATGACAGACCATACTGCAAACATTATTATTATGGATAAAGAAAATAGTGTAGCATATGTTGAACGTGCCCTTACTGCAATCGATCCACGTAGAGGATTATTTGAAGCAACTATTACAGAAGGTGACTTACTTAATTTAGATGCAAAGTTTTACAGTTACAGTTTAAAAGTTACAAATCCAGAAGGTAGAACAAGTCCTGCATACGCAGATGATAATTATAGTGCCAACGGTACACTAGAAGTTACTGAAGGAATGTATCCTGCTTTCAAAGAAAGTACAATCGAAGCATTTGGTGGTGGAAATACAGGAAGCTCAATAGCAATAGATCCATATATTAATCGTAATACTGCACAACACACTGCTCAAGTTTATTTCAGCAGTTCGTTCACAGGTAGCCTGGAAATACAAGGTTCAATCAATCCAAGTAATAGTATTCAAAACGCAGACTTTACAACAATATCTACAACAAACTATACTGACCAGACAGACAATGCATACATTAACTTTACTGGTGTATATAGTGCAGTTCGTTTTGTACGTACAACAACTTCAGGAACATTGAGTCAAGTATTATATAGACCATAATGAAACTTGTAGGCTTTGGTTGTAGTTTCACTTATGGCAGTGAACTTGTAGATCCTAAGTTAGGCAATGAGTATCATCATGCTAACACACGTTATAGAAATAACAATGTATGGCTAGGCAGACTTGCTAATAACTTAGGTTATCAGTTTGATAATTTAGCAGAACCAGCAAACAGTAACTTTGCAATAGCACAACAAGTTTCAACATATTTCCTTAATACATACGATTCACAAGATAAAATTATAATTTGTATAGGTTGGACAGAAAAAACTAGAATGAGTTGGTATACTAATAATACTTGGACTCATAACGGCTTTGCTGGTGACAATCATGGATGGCCACAGTCTGCCCGTGAATGGGTTATAAAGTCTGATAAGGAAAGCTATGATATGTACACAGATAATGCAAAATTTATTGTTAACAGTATTTGCAAATCAATGAATATTCCAGTAATACAATTTAATGCACTGGGTCATCATAAAGCAACACAATATTCAAATTATTTTATTGATGGAAACAGTATGGACAGTATGTTAAGACGTGCAATAGCAGAAGACAATAGATTAGATTTAATAGCAAAAAATGGACACCCAAATGAAGCAGGGCATGAATATTTTACTATAAGGTTGACTGAATTTGTAAAAAGTCATATAATAACACAATGAAGAAGTATATACACATTAATAGAAATATTATACAACAAAACGAAAAACATGGCAGAGAACTTCCTGTTTGCAGAGTACAGGAAGGTAGCAAGGCTAGATATGGTAGTGCAGTAGAAATACACGGACCAAGTCGTATGGTTTACAAACCCGATAAACCACTTAGTTGTGGTGCTAAACTATGGATAGAAACTGATAGTGAGATAAGTATTGAAGACGAGTGTACTTATAAAGATATACAAAAGATGAAGTAATGGGTTTGGAGGTTTTTGCACTATGTTTGGTATTCTTTTTAGTCATTACGGCGATCATGGCTATAGGCCTCCTAAGAGGCCGACGTGTAAGCGGCAGTTGCGGTGGTGCTACAGGCGTTTGCTCTGTGTGTGGCAAAGACAGTGCAGAAGACCGCCTACAACAAATGAAACGAGATCCTAATCGCAGGATTGACAGTGACAACATGACTGAAGTCGAAAAGATGGACGCAGGTTTTACACACGGTACTTACAATATAAACGGCAGAGATGTTGACTTTTGAATAGTATTCAACAAACGATCATAGATAGTTTGCCTGGCAAACAAAAGAGAACTACTAATGGCTGGATTAGTTTTAATGCAGTTTGTTGTCATCACAATGGCGAAAGCATGGACAAACGTAACAGAGGCGGAGTAATTGCTTCAGGTGATGCTATAAGTTATCATTGTTTCAATTGTAATTTTAAGACAGGTTGGCAACCCGGTAGACATATTAGTTTTAAACTAAGGAAACTGCTTACTTGGTTAGGTGTTGATGAGAACACCAGACAGATGCTTAACATAGAAGCATTACGTATAAAAGATACAGTTGAAGAAGTTTTAGAAGATGACGAAACGTTTACAGTAGAATTTAGTCCTAGAGAATTACCTGAGAATAGTACAAATCAATTACCAGATCATATAAGATTATATGCTGAAAGTAGAGCTTTGCCATTAGGTAAAATTATGTATAGCAATAGCAAAGCTGCTGGCATGTGGAAAAGACTAATTGTTCCTTTTACTTGGCAAGGAAAAACAATTGGATTTAGTGCAAGGAGTATCGACGATGAATCAAGACCCAAATATTTTACTAGTCATGATAGTGGTTTCGTTTATGGCATTGATAATCAGTTGTCTAACAGTAGGTTTGTAGTAGTAACAGAAGGACTGCTAGATGCAATGTGTATAGGTGGAGTAGGTATATTGAGTAATCGTTGTAGCGAAACACAAGCACAGATTATAGATACACTAGGTAGAGAAGTTATACTTGTGCCAGATAAAGATCGTGCAGGACAAAAACTAATTGATGATGCACTGGAGTTTGGTTGGAGTGTTAGTTTTCCTGAATGGGAAAGTGATGTTAAAGATGTAAATGACGCAGTTGTAAGATATGGAAAACTGTTTACACTTAAAAGTATTATAGATGCAAAGCAAACTATGCGTCTTAAAATAAATTTACAGAGAAAGCGATGGTAGATCTACACATTGAGCCGACTAGTAGATGCACACTCGCTTGTCCAAGATGTGAACGAACCACTTTTATAAACAAATTTGGTAATAATAATTTTTCTATACAAGATTTAGACATTAATAAATTTTTTAATTTTATTGATGTTCCTGTAAGACACATTAATGTTTGTGGCAACTTAGGTGATCCTATATATCATAGAGATTTTTTAAGTTTAATTAAATTATCCAAACAAAAATGTGAGAGTGTAGGAATAACTACAAATGGCAGTAGAAAAAATAAACAATGGTGGGAAAAATTAGTAAGTCTACTTGATAGTAAAGATATTATCAATTTTAGTATTGATGGGACACCAGAAAATTTTACAAAATATAGAGTAAATGGTGATTGGAATAGTATAAAAGATGGGATTGAAGTATGTGTGAAAAGCAATGTCAAAATAATATGGAAATATATTCCTTTTGCATTCAACATAAATGATATAGAGTATACAAAAGAACTTGCATACAAATTAGGAATGGATGAATTTGTATTGATGCCTAGTGAAAGATGGAACAATGGTAGTGATTATTTACGCCCTCATAAAAATTTTTTTGGTAGTAAACATAAAGCAAAGCAACAATTTAAGATAGATAGTGAAAGTTTAGAAATAGATCCTAGGTGTAAAAATAATACAAAACATTATATAGCAGCAGATGGTACATATACCCCTTGTTGTGATACTAAACATTATAACTTTTACTATAAAAGTGAATGGTATAAAAATAAAATGACAATAAAAGATAATAAATTAAGCGAATGTATTAGGCGTTTTAGTAATTTTTATGCTACAATACATGATACTAAGCCAGACTATTGTCTGTTCAACTGTGGGAAGTGTTAATGGCTAAAGAATATACAACAGATTTACAAAAATTATTTTTAGAAATGATGATGAATGATGCACAAAATTTTGTGCGTGTACAGAACATTTATAATGTGCAAAACTTTGACAGGAGTCTAACTGATACTGCAAAGTTTATAAAAGAACATAGTGATGAACATGGTGCTTTGCCTACTTATGAACAAGTTCGTGCAGTTACAGGTGTTGAGCTAAAGCCAGTGCCTGATATAAGTGAAAGCCATAATGATTGGTTTCTAGCAGAGTTTGAAGGTTTTACTAAAAGACAGGAACTGGAACGTGCAATACTTAAGAGTGCAGACTTATTAGAAAAAGGCACATATGAACCAGTAGAAAAGATTATTAAAGATGCAGTACAAATAAGTCTTACAAAGGACATGGGCACAGATTACTTTGCTGATCCTCGTGCAAGACTTATGGCACTTAAAGATAACAATGGACAGATTACAACAGGCTGGCCTGCAATGGATAAAAAGTTGTTTGGTGGTATGAACAAAGGTGAACTGAATATATTTGCTGGAGGATCTGGTAGTGGTAAAAGTTTGTTCATGCAGAACTTAGCAGTGAACTGGATAACAAATGGATTGAATGGTGTATACTTGACACTAGAACTAAGTGAAGGTCTTAGTGCTATGAGAATAGATAGTATGCTAACAAATGTATCTACTAAGGAAGTATTTAAAGATTTAGAAACAGTAGAGATGAAAGTAAAGATGGCTGGCAAAAAGGCAGGCAAACTACAGATAAAATACATGCCAGCACAGAGTAATGTTAATGATGTAAGAGCATACTTAAAAGAATTACAGATAAAAAATGGTTGGAATGTAGACTTCCTTCTTATTGACTATTTAGATTTGCTTATGCCAGTAAGTGCAAAAGTATCTCCAAGTGATTTGTTTGTGAAAGACAAATATGTAAGTGAAGAATTACGTAACCTAGCAAAAGAATTAAACTGTGTATTTGTTACTGCTTCGCAGTTGAACAGAGGTGCAGTAGATGAGATAGAGTTTGATCACAGTCATATAAGTGGTGGACTTAGTAAGATTAATACTGCTGACAATGTGTTTGGTATCTTTACAAGTCGTGCTATGAGAGAACGTGGCAGGTATCAACTACAACTTATGAAGACTAGAAGTAGTAGTGGTGTTGGGCAAAAGATTGACTTAGAGTTTGATATAGAAAGTTTACGTATTCGTGACTTAGGTGAGGATCAAGAGTATCAACAGTTTAAGAAACAGAGTAGTAGTATCTATGAACAACTTAAAAACAAAGGAAGTTCAGGAGTTGTTGAAGCACCTGAGGGCGACACTGGGAAGATTACTGCAAGTGTACAAAGCAGTAAACTCAAAGACATGTTAGCAGGGTTAAAAAGTGAGTAGATAAAACCATAAAATCTATGAAAGAGAATATAACATTTGATATAGAACTAGAAGTTGTGGGTAACCCTATTGTTACAATTTTTGTTGATAGTATACCTATGGCAGGTACTAAGTTTAATATAGAACTTCCTTTTGGAAAACACGAACTAAGTATAAAACATAGTGGTAAAACAAATCATGTACCAGAACAGTTTGTCAAGATAAAAAGTGTTATAATAGATGGAGTTGACATACAAGATATATTATATACTGACAGTATAAACACACCTGAATATCCAGAACCTTGGGCAAGTCAACAAGTAGAACCTTTAGAGCCACATGTAATTGGACAAACAGAGTTAGCATTTAATTGTGTTTGGAAACTGCCTTTTACTAGTCCTTTTTATGAGTTTGTAATGAATCATGTACGATAAAACATTAATAAAATCTAAAATAACCACTATAAATGATTCTTATATGAAATCACTCAAATTAAACTGGTATAATTCTCCTCAAAAGGAATATACATGGACAGAATATATAGAAATTGCAAAGCATTGGTTTTTAAATAGTGATCTTGTGAAATTAAAAGGTGTAGAATATTTTCCATTTGTAGATGTTACTACAGGAAACACGCACTACATTGAAAGTTTAGTTAGCAGATTCGGTTGGAACGGATTCCAAATTCTTAAGCAAGAATATGCTTACTATAAACTTATGGGAAAACATGGAGTAGAGTTAGACCAACTAGAACCAAACAAGCCCATGATTGTTACAGTCCCTGATTTTTTTACAGGTGGGATACGAAATGAATGGCAGGATTTATTAGATATTTCACAAGAACGTAAAATAGATTTGCACTTAGATCTAGCATGGATGGTTATGGCACATGAAATTGAACTAGATTTCACACATCCTTGCATAAAGAGTTTTGGTATGAGTATGAGTAAATTACATCTAAACTGGAATAGAGTAGGATTGCGTTGGAGTCGTCAGCGTACAATGGATAGTATTACAATATTAAATCATTACTATAAGGCTGACATTAATACCAATATATTCAGTTGTGGTGCATATCATATGCAAAATCTGGATAGAGATTATGCTTGGAATACCTATGGATATCTTAACAAAGATATTTGTAAGCAACTAGATTTGAAACCTAGTAAGTTTGTGCATTGCGTGAATACAAGTAACCAGGGGTTAGAGTGTATAACACCACTTTTAATAAAGTATGCAAGTTAAACATCATTGGGATAAACTTAAAGTTTGTGTTGTAGGAAGTGCTTATCCTCCTGAGTTTTATAGTTTTGTTGAAAACAAGAATATTAGGGGTAATCTCGAAATAATTGCAAAAGAAACTTGTGAAGATCTAAACAATTTACAACGTTTGTTGGAAAGTTTTGATGTTAATGTAATTAGACCTAAGCTACCAGATAATGCTAAACAGGTAACTTATGGAAATAAAATACTACCTGCTCCTTTAACAGTACGTGATCACTTTGGTGTAATAGAAGATATTTTGTTTATGCCTACGCCAGATGCACTAGGTGTATGGAGAAGATTACAAGGAGCAGACTGGCCTGATAGCCCACCACAAAATATAATTGAATTTGATGGACATAGCATAGAATCTTTGTATAACTATGATCATAGTTGGATGAAAGAATTACCTTTAGATTATAAAAAAGTAGTATACGACAAAAATGTAGATACAGCCATGGTACAACGTTTAGGTAATGTCTTACTATGTGGAAATTGGGCTCCTAAAGATCCGCATGTGAGTAAGTTTCTTAAAAAACAGTTTCCTAATAAAAATGTTATATTATTAGAAACAGAAGGACATCTGGATGGGACTCTTTGTTGTGTAAGTCCAGAACTGGCGTTCGTAACACCTCACATAGAACATGATGTTTTCACTAAGAATATGCAGGTTTACACAGTTAAACGTAATCTAAATAATCTTGTAAACAAAACTAAATTAACTTTAAATAGTTGGTGGTTACCGGAAAACCTGCAAGATCATGTGTTCGAACAATATATTGATACTTACTTTAACCATTGGCTAGGAGATATACAGGAAACTTACTTAGATGTTAATATGTTAATTATAGATCCTAGCAATATAATTATAAGTAATTATAATGAACAAGTTTTTCGTGTACTTGAAGAACATGGAATAACTGCACATGTTTCACCATTCAGACATCAACTATTTTGGGATAGTGGGATACATTGCTTAACAAATGATTTAGACAGACAATGCTAGATACACACTTAATAGAAATAGGAACTGCTCAAGCACAAAGAGTTTTAACGACTTTAGGAAGTGTAAAAAATACTGTAAAAGTTTTCTCACAACTATTGCCTGATGTTTTAATAAAAGAACTTGTTGAATACTGTAATTGTGTAGATTGGCAAGATGCTGAAAATATGCAAGGCAATGTAATAAAACATAGAAAGAAAGCATTATTCAAAATGGACACTGTAACTGAAGTGGTCCACTGTATATTTGAAAATGTTACACCTATAGTAGGTCATTTACTTAATTACAAGGACATTAAATTTAATGGGGTTGTTTTGTGGAAAGATTCTCAGGGTTACACTGTAGGACCTCACACTGATAATCCTATTTTTAAATGTAGTTTACAAATGTATATTCAAAACTTACCAATGTTAAGCACAGTTTTTGAAACAGAAAATGATTATAATAATAACATCTGGACAGATACAATGCCTGGAAGTGGATATATTGCTGATAACGCCAATGGACTAACACATTGGATGAACGGCATAGTACCCCAAGATTTTAATCGTTATAGTTTACATGCTATTTGGAGTTAGTTAAGATATTGATGTAATCTATGTCCTTTAGCATCATAACAGTCTATATATCTAGCACCATTGCTATAACGTACTTTGCCACTGCCTACTACAACATCATGATCTCTATATCCAAAAGGCTTCTTTACTGTAACATCAACATATTCACCGTTAGCAATACCCAGTGTTAAGAACGTAACATACCTTCCTTGCTCTCCTTTGAATACCCTACCATTTGCAACAAGTCCAGCAAAGTTTACACGATCTCCCCAGGTTTCCTGTACAAACATATGTGGCATAAATTCTGGTTGTGTCCAATATCCGTAACGTTTGTATTGTGTTTGTGGCGATTCAGTAATACCGTTTGGAAATCCTAATTCACGTAAATCCCATCCTGCATTTTTTGCTTCTGTTTTGTGTACCCAACGTCTATAACTGCCTTGGCAATGTTTGAGTGCGGCACGCCAAAACTGTTTTGGGTTGTGTGCCTTTTGATATGCAAGTGCCCAGATTAATCTACCTAAGTTTACTGCATGGGCTCTGCACAATCCAAAGTTTCCTAGTCCATATAGTTCCTGTATAATTTCTGCCTTGTTCTCACTGTCGCCCATGCGTTCCATGAACTCCATAACACGTTCTTCATCACGTTTGGCAAAAGCACGCCTATACATATCTGCTTCATACATATCGCAACCTATAAGTTTGGATATCTTTTTAATTGCGTCGTCTTCATATACAATAGTATCATCTAATCTTTTTTCTGTCCAGTCCTGAAAGAACGCCGCCTTTTGTCTGCCTGTTGTTGCTACTGGTCTTATCAGTGCAGTTGCAAATACGCAATCACTTTTACTTTTTGGTTGTATTGCTTGAAATAGTCTTCTCATAGCAGGTGACTCTGCTTGTGTAACTCCTATAACATCACCATTGCAAAGCATCTGACTTGTTTCATAATCTTCTTCTGGATATGCTTCTAATGGTGTTTCGGAATCTATCTCCAGTAGTTGACTGAGTCCTCGATTCGCAAGGATATCTATCTTAAGATGTTCCAGGTCTTCTACTTCATGTTTGTCTAATAATATTTGATTGTCCCCATTTATTAGGCTCTTTGGCATGTTATGTTTGAATATAAGAACTCCCCCACAGTGCTTTGATATTGCTCTTTTCTTGCCTAATAATTTTCGTTCGATTCTCATTGCTTCTTCCTTGTCTATATCTAAATCTTCATACTTAAAGCCACGAGGGAGTTTACCAGATGCACCCATACGTCGTGCGGCTTCACGCCTTGCAC